ATTTCTAAATCTTTACTCAGTGCGGCCGAATGATAGTTTGAATTGTAATCAAGATCGAAACGAAAGCTTATTTTTGACTTCCCATCGGTTGTTGCTTGCAATTCGGCGCTATGCCAGCTCTTGATCAATGTTGGCGATCCACAATGGTTAAATGCCATTTTTACAGTCCAATCTATGCTTTTTCCTGAAAATGAATAGCATTTGTCAGACTGTATATAAACTTTGCCATCACTAAAAGCTATGTAAACTTGATTTGGAGATTGCCAAATCCCTTGTAATGGCTCAGGGTAAATAAAATATGTACTTCTTGTCGTTCCATCAGGTTGCAACATAATACATAAATGCCGCCCCTCAGATGAATAGAATCTAACTTGGTTAGATTTAGCTTTAGTGGATGAATAAACGATATTGTATGGTTGTTTATCAAAGGCAAGTTTACGGTTTGCATCCATTTCACTTAATCTGAAATCACCAAATTGCTCAGTTTGATCTATTCGAGTGATGCCGTTTTTTGTAATTGCGATAGGCATGAATGATGTTTGCAGCGTATTCTGAATTATACCAACCGGCGAAATGTCTTTTAACGCCCAATCTTCACGACCTGAACCATAAAGCCCTGATGTTTTATTTTGACAACCAATAATTAAAACACCGCCGGTGGTGGATGATAATGCAGTTATTTCATCCCCTAAGCCGAATTGTTCTGAGCCTAACAATACCGCCCAATGATTAGGATGCCCGACTAATGAATGTCCTAATTGACCGCCAGCGAATGATGCAAATAAATGATTTCTGTGCGCACAAATATATTGTGGACTGTCATTATTCACGAGAATTGGAATGATAATTCCATTCGGACGAACCTCAATAATCTGCTCGCCATTACACCCATAGGCATAATGCGTATTAGAGCCGCCATAGAAGTTGTGATAGATAAATTGCCAGTCTTTCCCTTTTGTTAGCGAAACCCTGTCACATTTTTCTATTGTCGCAACGGTTGTGCTATTTATCTGTAATGGTTGTTCAGATAAAACAGATTGTGACAAGACAACATAGCCCGATTTACTATCAGGCGCTAAAGATACCGAATGAATCACACCTCTAACATTGCCAGATGTAAAGTCTGAGTTATCCAATAGATTTTCAGGTTTGACTAGGTTTTTTAACTTAGCAATATACGTTGCTTGAGCTGTCGTCCAGCTATTATCAGAACTGATAAATACACCGCATCTATCACCATCATCACGAAAAGCAATCAGCTTATCATTCAACTCTACAACGCCACGAATATTTCCTGTTCCTGGAACTGGAAATACAGCATCAACCCCTAACTGAAATGCCTTTCCTCGATAAACTAAGTCATCAGCAAAATCACCATCGATAGAGCTATTCACATAACTTGCAGTAAAGCTAACACCGCCAACAGAAAAACTTGCTCCGTTGGTCATTGTTTCTGGCTTTAAAAACGCAACAACAAAGGCATCATCTAACACATCAATAATGTGGTATTGCTTACCGTTATGAGTAAATGCTTTATTGTGAAATTGCTCTTTATTGGAGATATTCCCAACGTGCAACACGGCATAAGTCATTTGAGATGGAACTGTTTTACCATCCAAACACTCATACCCCTCAATTCTGGAAAATCCACCGCCATAAATAGGCTGCACATTTAACGTGCTAACCGCATCACTACTAGCCTTTGCGATTGGAGGAGTAGATAGATCCATTCCACCGCTAATAGCGATAAATTGTGATTGATTTCTCGGTAACTGTGCCATTTATTTGCCTAATGATGGAGTTGGTAAAAATTGAGTGCAAAGTAAGTGCAGATATTTATCCCATTCGTTTTGCCCACGCAAAATTAACTCTTGAGCATTTTGCGATAAGGCTTTGCCTTGCATTGCGTAATACACAATAGCCACATGGAATTTTTCAGGAATGAAAGGAGTATCAGCAGATGCCTCAAGAACTTGAGGATTTTTAGAGGAGAATCCATCCCCCCAAAAATCCTCACTCCAATCACGCAAAGATTGAATATCTAGCCACGATTCACGAACTGCATCAACATACTCTAGATTACGACCTTTCTGATTGCCTACGCCGAATGGGCCATCACCTGTATCATTCATTTCACGGCGTAACCGTTGAGCAAGTTGAAGATAATTCATTATTCATCACCTAATACTGTAATTGAGAATCGAGTTGCAAAGTATTCAGTCAATGAACCGTCTTGGTTTTGTTTAAAGCGAGTTTCACCTGATTTAGCCAATAGCTGATATGCCGGCTCAGGGATTGATACTTCTTCACCACGTTTAATTAACGCATCCCAATCACCAATGCTGACATAAACATCGCCGGTTTCGGTTTCACTTGGCGCAATAATAATTCGCACACGCTTGTGCGATAACAATGGAATATCGCCTTGTGTTTCTTGTGGCGCTTGCGGTTGTAATTGCACTTCCGTATCAGGGCGTAAAATGCCATTTGCTGATTCAAAATCAAGAATCGCTTGAACCAGATCTTCTTTTTTGCCGTCTTTTTCAACGCCGCAATAATCACGCAAATGAGCAACTAATTCTTCTTTTGTTGCTTTTTTTAAATCAATAAATGGATAAGCCATTGTGTCCTCACTAAAAAATAAAGCCCTCACAAGGAGGGCTTTTGGTTTACGAATTAAACTAAAGTGATGATGCGGCCACTTCTAAACGAACTAACCAAGCATCGTTTAGGATTTTACCCGCCCACCAAGTTTTCCAACCCACTGAGCCGGTTTGACCTAATTCATCGCCTTTTTCAGCTTTGCCAGGATTGCGCACTAAAATTTGTGCAGCATCTTTACCTTTTAATGGGCAAGTTGCATAAGCATCTTGACCGAATACGGCGATTTTATACACGTCCGCCTTAGCGCCAGCAGTAGATAATACTTTGGTTGCTGTTGGAGTACCGCCTTTGTTGATTTCAGGTGCGAATAAAGGCGATGTAATAAAGCGCACGTTTTCGATTGTACCGAACTCTTGCGGAACAATAGGCTGACGAGAGCCGTATTCTGCAACTGGAGTGAATCCAGGTAAACTGCGAATATCAGCCTCTAAATCAGTATGGCATACCGCAATGTATGCAGCCTCAATCGGTTTAGTACCGTATTTGATTGAGCCATCAAGGATAGATGTTTTTTTCTTCGCACGATTGCGTTGTAATTTACGCACTGCCGCACGAATATGCTCTAATTTAACCGCAGTATTTACATCGTTGGAAGAAGTGCCGTTGGCGAAAATAACGTTTGTACCGCCACTGATTGCGCCCCAAGCTAAAAGCTCGGTTGTTTCAGCCGCTTGCTCACCTGAAAGCATTGTAGTATCGCTTAACACTTGATCCTCATGAGTATCTTGAATCACATCAGTGATTTCAACCCATGAGCCGTATTGTTTTAATGAGACTTCCACATCTTCATACGCCATTTTTTGAGAATCTGGACGAACACCCTCAGTCAATGGAGTTGTTGCCGGTGCAAATGGTTTTGGACGGCGGAATTTAATGGTTTGAGATTTGTTTTGTGGAACTGGTTTAGTTTGACCAAGTTTATTCAAAACAAGGATTGGTTCTGCGTGAGCTAACATTTTAGCCTCAGCATAAACTTTTGTGCGTGGAGAAATGTCGCTATCGGTATATTTAGTTGTAGCCATGATAAATTTTCCTCAAATGAACTAACTTACTTATCGCTGTTTAGCAAATTCAGCAGCGAATTGGTTGAACAACGATTCTTCATCAACTTCGCTGCCCCCTTTTGGACTTGTTCGACCAGTAGGAAGTGACAATGCTGAAAGTTGTTGAGAACGTTTATTCCGTTGCTCTGAGATTGATGCGGCAGTCTTTTTGTATTCATTGAGTAAGTAGATAGCATCTTGCGGATCGTCTGATTTAAACAATGCTTTGATGCCTTTTGGTTGATTATCTACCCATCTATGGAACATTGGATCGCCTAAAATGTCGTTTGCATCAGGAACGACTTGAGTAACCAAAGAGATTGAGCTATCAAGTTGTTGCTGCGCAAAATCTTGCATATTTGCATCGACCATCTGAGCAATCGGCGCTGAAATATCATTAAGGCGTTGATTTTGTCCGGCAAGAATACGGGATAATACATCAGCAACTTCAGGATAGTCCGCACGCAAATTATCTAACTCACCATCAAAGGTAGTTTGATTTTGCTCGAGCTGCTCTAACGCTGCCTTAGCCTGTTGATATTTCTTAGAGAGAGCGCCAACACGACCACGTTGAGATTTAGCCATGTGTTCGTATCTCTCTTTTTCTGCTTTCATCAAACGGAAATTGTCTTTCACTTCATCAGTGGCATTTGCCAACCATTCAGGCAATACTTCCTCTTTTTCATCCGGCTGTTGCGGGATATTTTCTTGAGTGGTATCTTCCATGCGTTGATCGGGCGCTGGCTGTTTGGTCTCATCTGCGACTGACGGTTTAACTTCAGCAGTTAGTCCACCTGATTCAAGTTGATTAGCGGCCTCATCGAAAGCGGCATCAGCATTAAATTCTGTGGTGTCTTGATTTTCCATTTATTACCTCATTAAGCGGCATATAGCGGCTTGTGATAATTCGTTGATAACAAAAAAGCCCACTCATTGAGCGGGCTTGTATTTAACCGTTTAGATCTGATACTAAACTTCTTAATTCTTTAATCTGACCTCTTAGAATATTGTATTGCTGAGGCGTTAAGCCCTCAGTGCATAAATCCTGACAATACTCATCGATCCGTTTATTTAGGTAGGAGATTAGAGAATTTCTATCTGTTGAGCTTGATAAAATTAATTTCTGCATAAAATCCCCAATAAAAAACCGAATTGCATTTCTACAATTCGGCTATTTTGTTGAATTCTACTGCAAATATTTTTAAATGTCAATGGATTAGTGTGTATTTAACCCCTCCATTTGTCGATATTTACGCAATAATCGTGCTTGTACGCCACTCATTTCTTTGTTGTATCGTTTGATTCCGTTTTCATAGGCGACTGCGCTAATCTGCCCGGAACGTAAAGCACGGGTAAGCTTGCTCTTTTCCGCTCTTGCTTGCTTAATAATGCTTTCTTCTTCTTGACTAAATTTAATCATTTTGATTTTGTCATTATCAAGCCATCCATCTAACGCTTTACGCTCTTTTCTTGATTCGTACTCAGCCTTAACCTTTCTAGCCTCTTCACTAGCCTCATAGTATCGGCTCTGAATTGCAAATTCGTTTGTTGTACCGATGAATTGATTTAAAAGTGGTGTACGAGTTCTACGCCCAAGCTGTTCACGATTTGGATTTTCCACAAGAATAGTGTTCAACTCCCTTAGACTTCCAAGCATTGCGCCATAGCCATCAAACAAGTTTTTGATTTGCTCAGGGTGCATATCAATACCTAGTGAATCATTAAGATAAATAGCTGTATCTTTCCAGAATTGAGCAGTTGTCACTTTGGATTGTTCTGCTTTTAACTTATCTCTACTCACATAGTTAGTCGTAATTTGCCCGCCGAAAGCAGAGCGGTTTAAGGCGTTTTGTACTAGCGGTTGCAGTATTGATGGAGTAATAGTTAATGCAGCTTTCTCCAATGGGTATTTAGCAGCGGAAATTTCAGACGGTGAAACTGGCGAGAATGTTTTAAGAGAATGCACAAACATATTAGTGCCGGCCTCAGTCATTGAAATATCGCCAACTGCACCTTTCACAATATTTGTTGAGAAATTCCACGCCATTTGCGCCATACCAAAACCAACCGGGATTTTGAAGTATTTACCCTCGCCAAGTGGAATCGGGATATAACGAGTGATGTCGCCAAGCTGATCCATTTTATTGCCGCCCTCGTCCTCATCGTCCATTGAGCGCAATACAGTGTAAAGTGAAGTCATTACCGCCATGTATGCAGCAAAGCGGATTTGACCTTTGCGAGTGGATAGATAACGCATTAGGTTAGCTGCGCCCATTACAGTTGGTTGTGAGAACATATACAATGCTTTAATGCCACGCATTTTTGAGCCAGTTTTGCGGAAGTTGGTTAATTCGAGTGTTGTCGCCGCCGCTTGTTTTGAATCAATGCCATTTTCCACTAGCGCTTTATAGGATGCTAACGCTGATACTGTATCAAACATCTTATTGTAACCCTCAAGAACTTTGCCGGCTTTCTCAAGTTTACCGGCCATTGGGTTATTTTCTTTTTTCAAGCGTTTGATTAAATCAACTTCTGTTTTATCTAAGTAAGTACCATAGTTTGATACTCCTCCCTCTTTTAGAAGTTGTTTTAACATTCGCTCTGCTGGCACGCTATCACGCAATTCTTGACCAAATCCAAGGCGTTTAGTTGCTTGCCATACTTCCTTGTCAGCAAAGGCGTTTTTAATAGTATCACGACCGATTTTATCCATTGTTTTACTATCAACTAGACGATTATTTTTATCGTAAAGTTTTTGCACTCGGATAAATTCTGATTTTTCCCAAGTATCACGCATCATGTTCATTGGCGCAAACGTAACAGTCCATTGAGTAACGCCTCGTGCATACCATCCTGTCGGTTTAGAGATAACTTTCAAGAAAGCGTTAGCGTGTTCAACGTTGTCATTGCGTAATGATTCCATCACTTGAGTTGGTAATTCATACTCATAATAATCACCGCCCTCTTTACGGATAAGCACGTTGTCGCTTGAGCGTGTTAAGCCTTGCATTTTACGTTTACTAATACCTAAATTTACGGTTGCTTGTTCTCTTGTCTCAGCATCGGAATAGCCTTTATCTTTCAATAAAGCCACTTCTGTTTCAAACAAGTCATCAATTCTAGATTTAAACTCAGCAAAGCCGGCATAGGTGGTGGATTTACCGATTGACTTCCAAACAGCATCAATCGCATCTTCAGCCTCAGAACTTGTACGACCTTTTAATGTTTTATCTCGAGCAATGTTAAGCTCATTTGAGCCAGCGCCCGAGATAATATCAACATCTGCATCAGCATTCGGATCACCAGTTAAAGGCACATAATGGCGATTAGCCTTGTATTCTTGATACTCAGCCTCAGTATATCGACCGCTTGCACGGTCAATATCCAATCTTGATCGATTGAGATCGTAAACTAGATCGGCTACATATTCTAAGTTAAAGCGGCTGATATGTTTTTCTGTATTGCTCATAATCAATTCAGCCTCAGGGATTGACCAACCGCCAGCAACCCCAACTTTAAAGCGATTGCCTTTGTTTTTGTAATCCGTGTTATAAATATCAGCCTTACGGTTATCGTATTGCTCTTTTGCTTTTAGATAAGCCTCATGTAATCGGTGCACTTCTGCACTTGTACCGTTTTGTTTAGCGTTATCCAATAAGCGTTTTGTATCACGCATTACTTTTTCATCACGATTTAATAAATCAATGTTTTTCTCAATGGAATAGCGAGCTGAAATCCAGTTACCAACCATTCTTTTCATTGTTAATTCATCAATCGGATGTCTGCTTTTCTTGGTTTCTTTAGATAAAGCTGCAATTTTAGATAGGATAGGTTTTAAATAAGCCTGTTCTAATTCTGAATTTAACGCATCACGTTTACCTTTGGCGGTGTACATTGCATCTTTCAAGCGGCGTTTTTCATGGTCACGGCTGCTAGTGTTGCCTGTTTGATCTTCAAGGTGCATTGAATCAATCCAATCATTCACCGGGCGCAAGCTATCAGCTAACCATTCATCAACTTTACCAACTGCACGATTAAAACGCTCTTTAAATCCTGAGAAGTCTTTAGATTTTAAGCTATCCCATGCGCTAGGCTCGCTATCTGCCACGCCTGTCATTGCTAAATCAAGAGCGGATTGCATTGTATTTGCACGAGAGAATAAAATACCCCCGCCACGCTCTTCATCTAATTGATTTGTCGCTTGTTTAATTGCCTCAATTCTTGAATTAGGATTGGTGGAATCATAGGTAAAAATCTTCACTCCTGATTTTTCCAATATATCATAGGCATTTTTAGCAAGGTTATCAGGCACAACAGCGCCAGCAAAGTTGCTGAATTGTGTAATATCTTTCGCTTTACCCTCAAAATATTCAGTTGG